ATGTCTTTAAATGATTTGATTGTTGAGGGTGCTATTCGTATTCAGCAGGGTTGATGCCTGTTTATTTTGTGAGGCGTGGGGCTCTGTAAAATTGGTAAGACACAGATTCGGAGAAAAAATCTATGTTTGACGCCAATCAATCGGTTCACGACTTCTATCTCGTCATGTCCAACGCGCAAGAAAAAAGCGAATCGCCATACACGAACAACGCGTTGCGTGAACGCATCAAGGCTCGCGTGATGGCTGGTTCGGAGGGTGGGCGACCCGGTCAGTGGTCTGCCCGCAAAGCACAACTCGTGGCGTTGCGCTACAGGAAAGCGGGTGGGGGGTACAAGAAGGGTAAGCGCCCAAGCAAGAAGCAACGGTCGCTGAAAAAGTGGGGACGAGAAAAGTGGAGAACTTCGGACGGCAAACCAGCCTTGAGAGGGGGCAAGATGCGTAGGTATTTGCCCGATAAGGTATGGGGAAGGTTGTCGCCTGCTCAGCGTGCAGCCACGAATCGCAAGAAAATTCAGGGCGACAAGCGAGGACGACAGTTTGTTGCGAATACCGAAACCGCCAAAGATAAGGCGAGAAGTTACAGGAAACGAAATAAATTTTAATGAGCGTCAATAAAAAATCTGCTCCACAAAAACAGGTAGTAGAAATAGTTAGAGTAGGGCAGTGGGGTCGTGTTGAGTATCAACATATCCTTGAATGTGGGCATGTTGAGGTTCGTAAACGCCCATCAAAAACGGACAAAATAGCGTGTGCATGGTGCGTTATCGCCACAGAAAAACAGCGAGAACTCCGCACCTTGACAGTTGTACCTCCCCCGATTACCGAAGAACCGTGGGACTTCTATGACGATGTTGCCGTTGATGAGATAAGGCTTGCACAGACACGGTCAGCATTAGCACACGCTCTCGGATGTCCGCAGGAGAGCATAGAAATTGTGTCATCTGTTGACGAAAAGGGAGACTTGACGGTGAACTACATGACTGTATTACTTGACTACGGGCAGGCGCTGACAATAATCAAAAAATCGCAGAATATCGTTGACATCTGAATTGGTCTGTGGTTATGCTTGGAGCCCATGAACAAGAGCCTCCGCGCATTTCTGCCATTTGATTCATCTAAATCCGCCTGTCGCGAACACGGAGTTCGTGTCTTTTACCCAATCGTGGAAAAACCGACAATGTCAAGCAGAATGCGTGCGTTAATTCTGGAAGCGAAAAAGATTTGCTCCACATGCGAAGTCAAGGAGCCATGTCTCAAATATGCCTTAGAGAATGAGTCGCACGGAATTTGGGGTGGATTATCGGAAACGGAGCGACAATATCGTAGATTGGAATTAGGTATTACTTATAAACCGTGGGAAACGGGAAATGGTACCGAGGTGGAATCTATAAATGCGATTCGTGCCCGTCGTCGTTGGCTGGATGCTGAACGAAAACGACGAGAACGTGAACGCAAATCAAAACAACGAGACAAACAAAATCCTGACCGAAAAAAGAGGCGCTCTAATGTTGAATATGATGTGATAAGCGAAGATGAAATGATTGAATCAGAATGACACAACTCGCTTCTCCGACAGTTGAGTCGTTCTTAAACAAACTTAACGGTGTAAAAAAGACTGGCGCCGGTTGGCAGGCGCGTTGCCCATGTCGCAATGACGATGAAAACCCTTCTCTCTCTGTTGCGCAAGGGAATGACGGTCGTGTCCTCGTCACATGCCACCGTGGTAACGGTTGTGATGTGGTGCAAATTTGCACATCCCTCAGCATGAAAGTAACCGACCTCTATCCCCCGCGAAAGGAAGAACGGAAACTTTCCCTTGTTGCGACATATGACTACCGAAACGAAAAAGGCGAAGTTATTTATCAGAAACAGCGTTTCGTAGACCAATGGGGAAAGAAAACATTTAAGCAACGCAGACCCGACCCAAGCAATCCCAAAAAATGGATTTACTCGTTGGAGAATATAGACAAAACGCTATATCGTCTCCCCGAAATTATTCAGGCTCGTGAAAATAACGAAGTGATATGGCTCGTTGAAGGCGAAAAAGATGCAGATAATTTGGTCAAACTCGGCTGGTGTGCAACGACTCCACCAAACGGCGCTGGCAAATGGCAGGATTCGTTTACCGAAATTCTTCGTGGGTGCGGAGTATTCATCATCGCCGATAATGATGTACCGGGTTGGGAACATGCGAAAGAGATACAACGCCGATTACAAAAAGTTGGATGTACGGTGAGCACATTCGTGCCACCTAAACAATTTAAAGATGTTTCCGAACTATTGGCAAACGGTGGGAATCTTGAAGAACTAATTGATTTTAAAGATGCAGAGCCTCTCAATTCGGCAGAACGAAAAGACGAAGAGGATGAAGAGTCAGATGAACAGGCTTTATCGGATGCAACATCTTCACTTGAATCCATAGCATCGCAAATCACCAAAGTTTTATTGCGCCAAGACCTTTCTGAAGATACGCGAATTTCCCGTGCGACCATGTTGCTTAATCAAATCAAAGGCGAGAATGACTATGACCGAGGACGACTCATTAATTGGCAGGATTTCCTTGGTGAGTCGGCAGATGAGGAATTTGATTGGGTTATTGACAATCTGATTGAACGAGGTGAACGCATAATGGTGGTGGCAGCCGAGGGAGTCGGCAAAACCATGCTTGCGCGACAGGTAGCGATTTGTGCTTCCGCAGGTCTTCATCCGTTTAATTTTTCTCGTATAAAACCTATTCGCACCTTGACTGTTGACCTTGAAAATCCAGAGCGCATTATCCGACGAACATCTACGAATATTATGAACGCGGCGCTGCGTTACGGTCATGTGAAGCAGGTTGATGCACACATACTTATTAAGCCTGCTGGTGTGGATTTACTGAGGGCTGAAGATAGGGCAATAATTGAGGAGGCTGTAGAGAGAATCAAACCAGACCTTCTTGTTGTTGGACCTTTATATAAATCATTCGTAGACCCTGGTGGGCGAACATCAGAGGCTGTTGCCGTTCAGGTCGCGAAGTTCTTTGACATGATTCGCGACTACCACAAGTGTGCATTGTGGTTGGAGCACCATGCGCCTTTGGGTTCATCAATGAGCACGAGGGATTTGCGTCCGTTCGGGTCTGCTGTTTGGTCGCGGTGGCCGGAATTTGGTCTTTCGCTACATCCCGACCCAACAATTGTTGGGGAATATGTTTACGATGTGCGACATTTCCGTGGTGCACGAGACGAACGACCATTTCCGACTAAACTTAGAAGGGGTAAAGTATTTCCGTTTGAATTAGTTGATGTGAGAGACCAAATATGACAGAAAAAGGTTTGACTCGTGAGTTCCTAGCCGAAAGAGACGTGCGCATATTCAAAATGCGTCAGGCTGGTATCACTACCGCAGAAATTTCAAGAAGGTTTGGCATGACCAACAACGCTGTCAGTTCGTCTATACGGCGACAATTAGGCAGGTTGAGCCAAGAAGCGCTCATGGCATATCCAGAGGTCTTACAGATGGAACTGGAGCGTCTGGATGCCCTTCAGAGCGCAGTGTGGCCGCTAACGCAACACAGAAAGGTCAAGTTGGATGACGGCACCGAGGTGTCTGTGGAGCCCGACATCAAAGCGGTGTCAACTATTTTGTCAATTATTGACAGGCGTGCTCGTTTGCTTGGAATGGAGCAAAACAATTTGAATGTTCGTATGGATGTTCAGGACTCCACGCAGAATCAGTTGCGGGCTGTTTTGGCTGGTGCTCCGGGTACGCAAGTTTCTGAGAAGTTTGACGCTGAGGCTGAAGCAAAGAAATTGCTTGCGATTATGCGTGATTCTGGCGTGATTGAGGAGACAACGGTGAATAAGTTGTTGGGTGATTTCCCTGCGTTGACCGAAGGTGGGGAAGATGATGAAGAGAAGGGTGAAGACATTCACCCCGAATAGTGCAACCGCTCACAAGTGGATAATTTATTATAAATGAATGCTTTTTTTGATAACAGCCCTTCTCTTCATTATCGCTTCAGTGTCATTCCACAAACTCGTTCTTATGAGGGCAGTGGAACACCCATCTATCTGCTTGGAAAATAAACCGCTATCGCGGATTAAGGCTGAGCGAGACTATGCGCTTGTAAAAGCGACCTTATCCTTCTAAGAGGAGCAAAACTCAGTAGTAATGACGGGGTGGGTTGAAACCACACACTCCCCCTTATCGGGAAGTTGTTCTTTTACCATCAATCTCATCAACCATCTATCTGTTCCGTCATAGCGAGGCTGAAAAGGCTTCCTGCCGTGAGCAACCTGATGATTATCAATAATGAGAACATCACCATCTTCAAGAACAATTTCTTTTATATTCTCGGCAACTGATTTCTTGAAACATTCCAAAGCGGAAATTGCAACTTCGGTTTTCCCTCTCATCAGGTCTTCGTCAAAAATGAATCTAAACTTTTTGTGCCTGCAATCAATAATCGGCACCAACCATTCATCGTATTGTTTTTTGTTTTCCTTGAAGGACAAGTCTGGTTGAATATAAAACTGCGGGCGCATCAACTCATACATCAATCCAACATCCATATCTTTCAAGATTTCCCCAAAATCCACATATGTGGTTGGAGCATTCTTATCTCCTCGTAAACACATCAAAATAAGAACATCTGGCTTATGTGGATGAAATGCTGTTTCGGTGTGCATTTTCAACAATGTCTTGGAAGATGAAGAAATTTGTGCAAATTCTGTTTTGGGATTAGGAAGTATGTGCTGAATTAAGCGACCGTTCTGCTCCTGTTTATAGGCGACAGGGGAACCATAATGAGCGCCGAACTTCAACAATAAATCGGATGCCTGTTTTACGATGCCATCGCTCATCGGCGGCACTAGCGGAGTCGCAGGAATCTCGCCTATTTCAACACCTTTGATGAGTGTTAGGGGTTCATTCGGTTGAATCGCCATCCCGTTTACCCTCTTTGCGTTTTCGTTTCGGCGCAAGGTCGTGAGTCCTGAGTGGATGACCGTACGGCAAGCGGGTTCTCCGTTTCCCCGCCTTGGTTCCCGGCACTGTCTCATACTCTTTTGTTAAGTAATTGAAGCGTACTCGTTGTTGTGCCCCACGAGAAACTTTCTTATTTTTCTTTCCCATTATCTATTGTCCCCATCTCCACTTAAAGTATTTGACTGTTGACGCTTTAGAAGTTTCTCAATGTTGTCTCGGGCAACCAGACCCATATTCATATCAACCGCAGAACATAGTTGCGCAACATACCACAGAACATCGCCTATTTCTGCCGCTAAAGCCTGTTTCATTTCAACTGTTAATTTTGAATCGTGGTCACGAATAATTTTCTTTACTTTGCCTGCAACTTCACCTGCTTCCGATACGAGACCGAGCGAAAGATACTCCAACATTTTTTCTTTTGGGTAAATAGCAGTTTGACTTGTTCTCCATTGATAGTTCGTAAAATCCATTTCGTGCGCCTTCATAAATCGTCTCTGTAGAATATTTCAAAACCCAAATTCATAATTGCGTCTGCAAGGGTTGCGTAAAATGATTCTTTGTATTCATCGGGTTGTTCGGAGTCAGCACTCAACTTTAATGCAGCGTTTAGTGTCGCTGCATATGTTAGGTCTCTCAATACATTAAGGGCAGAGTACCGTAAAGCCTTTCCGAACTCAACCACACGACCGACTTTGATTGAGTAAGGAACTGAAACAAATACGGGTTCTTCACCAAAATGCGTGAAGGATATACATTCCGAAACAGGCGAATTCGGTTTTGCAAAAAGGCTTGCCAAATCCTGGTCTTTTGTTTCGGATGGCTTTAAAGAACAATATCCTTCGGCAACAAATGTAAACGAATCAACACCCCAACCTTGTCGCTTTATGCATGCTGCTTGCGTCAATTTTTCCAAACGCTCATTTCGGCTTGTCTGATGTGTATTCATGAGTTGCATTATTGATACGAGTTTGTCTTGTTTCCAACTAAACAAATTTATGTTTATATCTTGACCGATTCCCTCCTCGTTGACGGTTTGTTGCTTGGCTATTTTCGTCGCCTCAACAGCAAGGGCTAGTTTGTCTAAGTCTGTTTCGTAGGAGCCAGTTTCCATCTAGTCCAAAATACCCTATATTTATTGGTCGTAAAAGAACTAGGGTGTTTCATTTTAGGTAGCCCGAATGTAGTAGTTTGCTGTCATGGCACAAAAGAAGAAATCAACCCCAAAACAGAAGAAATCACCAGCAAAAAAGAAGGCTACTCCTAGAAAGAGCCCTTCCAAGGCTGTTGTTAAATCCAATACCGCAGAAGCGGTAAAGGACGCCACTCAATCAGTGGCGGCGGCAGTGGCTGAAGACATCAGTGCGGCGGAAAAGTATGTTCAGGATGTTCTAAACCCTGTCATTGTTTACGCGAACGACCTGAAGTCCAAGTCGCTTCGTCAGCGTGTACTTGCGTGGTTCAAGACCTCTAAGTAGACTGTTCCCCTGATGGGGAACGAAACTGTGGTGATTGACCAATCGCAGAATAATGCCGTCCAAGAACAGCCCCTTGTGCTCAACCCGAAAATTCTTTTGGGTGATGTCCGAGAATCTTTAAAAAGTATCCCCGATGGGTCAATTCATTGCGTAGTCACATCTCCTCCGTATTGGGGTTTGCGTGACTACGGCACAGGCAAATGGGAAGGTGGAGACCCCAATTGTTCGCACAAACGCGATAGTAAACAAAGCGACAAAACATCTACTGGTCAAAGGAATCTAGAAGGCGCAATCGGGGACGGTATTTATAAATCCTATTGCCGTAGGTGTGGGGCAATCAGGATTGATAACCAACTTGGATTAGAACCAACATTTGATTCATATGTGGAAGATATGGTCGGCGTATTCCGCGAAGTGCGACGCATCCTCCGCGATGATGGCACCCTGTGGCTCAATTTGGGTGACTCGTATGCGGGAAGCAACGGTAACGGATGGAAACAAACCATTGCGTCCACAAACGCTTCCAATGCTGGTGGAGAAAATGAGGATTTTCGTGCCCGCATCGGGCGTGATGACGGCTATCTAAAACCAAAAGATTTGGTCGGCATCCCGTGGCGTGTCGCTTTGGCTCTACAGAAAGACGGATGGTTTCTGCGACAAGACATCATTTGGCACAAACCGAATCCGATGCCCGAATCGGTAACAGACCGATGCACCAAGGCACACGAATACATCTTCCTTCTGACAAAAAAGGCTAACTACTTTTTTGATTCAGAAGCAATCAAGGAACCAGCAAAATATCCGCACGATAATAGGGGTGCGAGGGCTGACAGCCGCAAAGATGCGGGAATATCGAACGCCATGCACGGGATGACGGGTGCGTTCAAAAACAAGCGGTCGGTATGGACCGTTAACACAAAACCTTACAAGGAAGCGCATTTCGCGGTATTCCCGACCGACCTGGTTGAGCCGTGCATCAAGGCAGGAACAAGCGAACAGGGATGCTGTTCATTGTGCGGTGCTCCCCGTGAAAGAGTTTTGGAAGACAAGCCCGTCAAGCAAGACGAACTTATTGGTGAACAAGAAGAACTTATTGATGGACAAGAAGAACCTATAACCGAAACACACACTGTTGCATGGGTCAAGACATGCAAATGCAAAACTGACGAAACCGTTCCATGCACAGTCCTTGACACATTCTTCGGTTCGGGAACAACTGGTGTGGTTGCGCTTCGTCTAGGTAGAAATTATCTTGGATGCGAACTAAACCCCGAATATGCGAAAATAGCGACCAAGCGTTTAGCGGACGAAGAAGAAAAAATCAAAAAA